CCGAACCTCATGTCAACGAGGTTTCGCATTTCGTTGATTTGTTCTTGGGCGAGTCGTGCATCGATAACTTCTTGTGCAACCGACTGGATGCCAAACTGATCGCCAATGCTAGTGCCAGACTTTTTAGTCCGTTGTTGCTGGACTTGTTTTTCGCCAGTTAGGAGATTGTCAATGTGTCCTGCAACTTCCCCTACATCTTTAGCGGTGTTAATTGCAGACTTTATTCCCTCGACAGCACTCTTTACTAACGCGATACCCGCAAGAGTTTCTGCAATCATTAGTTATCCTCGTTGGTTGTTGGTTAGGTTTCATCTTGTTTCTGTACTACGCATGGCACCACGCGGTTGAACTTTGCCGCCATACATCTTTTGAGATTTGCGATATTCTGCATAGTCGGATGCACTACCGAAATAGTTAGGCAGTTCCATACCCTGCTCTTTATATATTTTCTTTATTTGTCCTATGTTATTTTCATAGTATTTCTTGTGCATACGAACAGGTGCGTCAGAGGGAAAAGGCTTTGCTATACCACTAACTTCTTTCGGCTCCTCTTTAGCCATTCCTATTTTTTGTGCTATAGTTTTCATTAGAATTCCCCCGCTTTCATGGCGTCTGAAAGTATACGTGCCCTCCGGCCTACTTGCCGTGCCCACTTCGAATCCATCATTTCAAACCCTGCAGCTTCAAAGTTTTCTTCGTGAATTGCAGACCACATCTTTTTAAATTTGCACAGACGGGGTACACCCATGTTGAATGCCATGTCCATCAGGATTAGTTGGCGGACCGCATCCAAATTCTCTACGCACTCGTGAACCCGACACAGTTCGTTTTCTACAATCTTAATGTCGTTCAGTGCAAGATACCGTGCGTCAGCTTCTGTAATACCATATTTATATATTGTTTCTACGTTTGGTATGTCCATATAGTCAAGCTCTTCTTTGCTAATGCCTCTGTCTTTCAAGTTACGACCAATACCGATTGTGTCGATACCAAGCGTGTCCTGATAGACTTCAAGAACCATACCCTCGTGTTCTATGAGCTTATCCAAGAAATGCGACGCATTATACTTCATAGTTTTGTGTCCTTCCCACGGATGATTAGCAGTGTTTTCCATCTTGAACATAGACATTATATTTCCAACGCTCCTACGATACCGCACTTATATTCGACAGATGCCCACGAACCATCTTTCGGTATCTCTTCGTATACCTGTCTATTTCGTTCGCATTTATTTTCGTTATCAAACCACTGAACTGTCTGATTAAAGCACTGCCCTTCTGCTGTACACACAGTCAACACCAATGCCCAAATTATAGTATTCATCAGTATCCTGCTTTTCTACCACGAGGTTTTATTTTACCACCATGTGCAAAAGGTATACGTAAATTAAACTTGCCTACTGTCTCCCCATCCGATAACCTAGTTAAAGATCCCACAAAGTTGCTCCCTTTAAGACTACCCGATAGCTGAACAGTTTGAGCGTTCTTACCCTTTTGACCTGTCATTTTTTCACGGTCAATAAAGCCACTTATTTTTAAATCGTTGGGTAACTTGTATCCCAGACCTGCGGATAGTTTTTTGTATATAAAGTTGTTCATCTGACTACTAAGACCAACTTTGTTACCGGGAAACGACACAGAAGTTTTTGATTCGTCGTAAACTCCCCCTGCAGTAACACTAACTTTGCCCAGATCTATTGTTCCTTCACCCGCAACGTTTCTTGACTTTCTTTCTACGTCTACTTTTGGTACGTACCGATTTCCTGTTTTTGTAGTGGTTTTATTTTTTCCAGCACCACCTTCAAGAAAACGAACTCCCTTTTTACCACGCTCATCCATCAGTTTTTTTGCTCCTGCTTTCCTGCCCCATCCAGATACCAAAGATACCAGTCATAACACCCATGATAACGGAAACAAACGCACTTTGTTGCATCGTAGGGTCTTCAAGGTTCATAAACCACTCTGCACATCGCCACGACATTAACACAGATGCAAGCATTGTCATACGTGCAATAAGATTGTATTCAATCAGCTTTCTTAGCCAACCCATTTCTATTTCTTTCCGAAGAATTTCGTTGCCGCTCGTGTTCCAAAGCTTGCAGCAACAATCGTGCCCAAGCTGTACTGGTACCATTGAGGCATTTGCTCCAATTGTTGAAATCCACGAGATACAATGTCTTCCATTCCCGGTATGAAGGCTAATATTAAAGGTATACTAAATAAAATAGTCAGCCATTCGTCTTTCCATGAATGCTGACTTCCACGAGCCATCTCTAAATCCCAGTCGATTTCTCCAGTGGCTTTCTTTTGCATAACGATAGCTTCAGCTTCTGCCTTTGCTACCTTAGTCTTGGCTTGGGCTTTCTTTTCTTCGACCTTACCGTTTAACCAAGTTCCGGCTAGGTCTGCTATTGGGCCAACAAGTAGGTTTAGCATTTCCACCTCTTTCGTGCTTGACGCAACCGACTATTAGGGTTCTTTGCTGCTTTTGGGAACTTCTTCATCTGTCCGGCAGAACGTGCACAGAAAGACTTGCGACGCTTGGCATCTTTGCTTCCCGGCTTAACTTTTCCCGTAACAGCAGTCTTTAGTTTGCTACCGGGGTTCTTTTTGCGATAGGCAGCAACCCCAGCCTTAGTCATTCCCGCACCAGACTTTGTAGGGCGGAAGTTCTTCTTGTTACGGGCTGGCATCTTGTCAGGCTTTCTTGGTGCCACTTTTCTTCCTTTTCTTACCTGATGCAGTGACAGACCACTTTACTTTGCGGGGACCTGTCTTCTTAGCTGCTTCTTTTTTAGTAATTCGGCTGGCGACTTTAGCTGGTCTACAAGCTGGATAGGGACGTTTCTTTTTCTCTGAACCAGACCGACCACATTTCTTGCCAGTCTTTACATCCCGCCAATCTTCCTTGAACCACTTAGTTAAACCACCTTTTGGTTTTGCCATTAATATGTACCACCACGCTTCTTGTAAGTCTTTACCAACCAAGCGTTTGCGTATGCACTTGGATACACATCAAACTTACGTTTAGCCTCCGCCTTTACCTTTGCATACAAAGACGGATTCTTTGGCTTCGGACTTCCGCTTGATTTCTTTTTAGGTGTGGTCTTTTTTCTAGGTGCCATGATTAAGCCTTTACTAATTTGTATCCTTTTTTCTTAGCTGCAGCACGAATAGAAGCAATAGTCATTGCCCCACCTTTTGCTGAACCTTTAGCTTTACCGCCTTTTGCGTAACCCTTCGACTTCATCTTGCCGCCTTTAGCCATGCCTTTAGCTTTCATACGACCACCACGAGCCATACCCTTACTTTTCATCATCTTCTTCATTATCGCTCTCCGCATATAAGTTATCAAATACCCGTGCTGTATCTTCTACATAGTTTGGGTCTTGTTTAGAATGGTGAACCCACTGACTAGGAGTGAAGTCCGGTGGGCCATCGCCCGTTACAAACCAAGCAGGGTTTGTTACCCTTACTCTGTTATTGGGCAGTGCAACTATGTTACCTGTCCACTCACCAGCATCCATCAGTTCTAGCACGTGGCTTTGTTTGTGTTGGGCTGGGTCGTCTGCTACTTCAGTATCTGTGTAGTCGATTGTGAAGTAGTATTTTGCTGGAAAGAAGTTTCCATCTATCTTAGCTAACCACGGGCTGGGGGTCGCTCTATTCAAAACAAACACCGAATGATGATGTGATTGGCAATCCCACGGTTGAGCCAAATACGTTGGCATTGGTGTAGGCCACTCTTCAAAGGGTGTGTCGCCTACAAGGGCTGTCAGCGGCATTCTTGCCCACATTGCCCCACCGTGTACGTTTTCTTCTTCGTCACAGCCTGTAAATAAAACCTGAAAAGACAGGGTTTTCATAGGTAGCGTTGTTACCGCTATGACCATTGCATGAAGAAACTCCCCATGATATCGGTCAAAATTAGTTGTGTATTCTCTTCTTACCCAAGCTTTAAAGTAAGGTATATTACTTGTGATGTAATTCATGGTATATCTCCCGGCAGGTTTACACGCTTATATCACGTCGTTACCGGGGTGTCAAGGGGGCAAGTTGCCCTGCCCCCCGACAGTTATCTAGGCAAATGATGCCGCAGTTTCTGCAGTACCAAGTTCTGCAATAACAGCGAACACACGAACCTTACCATCGAATGTTGCTGTGTTAGCAATCAAATCAATGGTATCAGCGACAGTGTACAGCTTTGCTGTTCCTGCAGCATTGTTGATCTCGTGTCCTGTAGCAGTTCCTGACAAAGCAGCAACGTACAAGTCATCATCAGTATCGTCACCCAAGTCAAGCACAGGTGAACCAGTTGATGCAACGGTCAAAACTTCAACACCTGCCATAAGAACAAGTGTGTTAGCTTTCATTTCAAACACCTCAACGGAGTCTGAAGTAGTCAAGCTAGTTGAAGAAAAGTCCAGTACAACTTCAACAATTTGAGGCTTGATGCCAAGTGGAACACCGGCAACAGCACCAGTAACAGTATAAGTAGCCATTATCTAGTACCCCCTATGCAAAGTCGATAACGCCGCGAACGATGGCTTCTGGGCGTAATACTTTACGTCCGAATACATGCAATCCACGAATGATATCGCTAAAGGTTTCAGTTGAACGTACAACTTCAGTCTTCGCAATGTGCGAAGCAGTTGCAGTTGATGACATGTGACCTGCAAGAACAAGGTTCTCAGAAGCGTCAGTTGCCAAACCAGTCATAGTCACTTGGTCTATGCCGCCTGTTGAATTCAAGGCAGTTGACTTGTAGCAAGCAAAACCAGCAATGTTGCCCTGCATAACAAGACCGTTACGCAGAGGTGAAGTACCGTCGCCAGTTACCTGAACTTCAGCAAACTTTGCACCCGCACCAAACAAGTTCTCATAGAACGCTGGTGGAGCAACGAACCAACGATTTTCTTCAGGAACGCTCTGGTCGTCTAGAACACGTGCCATCAGAAGCATCAGATTGATGCCGTTATCTTTGGTTGTCTTCACGTTAATTGGAGCAGCGGCAGTACCCAAAGCTGTGTTTGTGGTAGTCAAGCCCCCTGTCAAAGAAGCGTCGTCGGCACCAGCAAGACCTGCACCATCGGAGATAGCTTGCAGGACGTTGGCGTCGTATTTACGCTTCAGCGAAAAGGCACCTGATGAAGTTGCCAATGCTTCAAAGTTTACATGAGACTGACGCTCTTCAATGTCGTCAATTTTAAAACCAAAAGCATTCGCTTGATCGACAGACATGGTAATCTGGTCGTCAGCCAAGTCTTGTGGGTTAACTACTGAACCACGCGCATATGAAGAAACCGTAATTGTTGGTTCCTTAATGATGCGAACAGTGTCGCCAAAATTCTCAATTTCGCCAGCGTAGTCGGTATTTGTAATATCTTCAGCAACCGAAGCGCGACGGAAAAACTTGAGAACTTTTTGGCTAAAGATTTCCGGTGTAAAGTTACCGGAAGGCAGGTTATTATGACCTGAAGCCGAATTAAAAGCCATTTGCTTTTCCTTCCTTCATTTTTGAGGTTTAAGATTGATAGTCGATTCGCCCTTCAGCCCGTGCAGCGTCCAATTCAGCTTCGTGCTTTTCGAACTCCCACGGTTTCATCTTGGCGATTTGTGAAGCTTTCCAGATCTTCCCCCCGCTATCTTTCGTAGCGATTTCTTTGGGTGCTTGGCGAGTTACAGCGGCTGCTGCATCCCCTTGCTTAGATCTAGTCTGTTTCGGTTTTGTGCTGATGTTTTTATCAGCCTTGTAGAGATCAACAACACGTGCAGCCAAACGAGCGTTAGTGCTATTTTTGTAGATCCCGTCACTTAGTGATTCTGGCTGTTCATCCAACCATTCAAGAAATGCCTCATCTGATTTTAGCTGATCAAAGTCCGGGTGGAGTTGGAGAAGTTCAGCGTAGGCTTTTTGCTTTTCCATTTCCTTTTCGCGTTCTTTGATTACGCCAATCTCATTTTGCAATTCAGACAGTTGTGCCTGTGCTTGCATAGCAGAAACCGACTGGACGACTTCAAATATTTCAGGATAGTTGTCCTTGAATTGCTGCAGTTCTTCCATTGTCTTTGGCATCGGAATACCTTGTGGCATTTCAACATCACTGGAACGTACTGCAGATTTAAGTTCGCCTATTTCCTGTTTGAACTCGTTGACCTTTTCGTCGTAGTGACGTTTTAGGTCGTCGTAGCGTTTCTTGTAATCGTGTGATTCTTCCGGCTCTTTCTTTGCTGCTGCAAAGCTTTCTCCGGCTTCGCCTTCTTGCTGAGTAGCCGAAACTTCTTCGGGGTCAGCATCACTTTGGGCTTCTACCTCATTTTCTTCATCTTCGTAGACCTCTTCACGGTACTTTCCTTTGTAAAGCTGGTCGTTGTTGATGGTTCCGAATGAGTCGTTTGCTTTGTTGGCACGGTGGCCTCTTGCTTTTGCCATTGTATTTACCTCATCTGCGGGGCCACATGGCTGTGGGTAGCCGCTCCGGTTGTGCTGGGGCCGCATCGTTGCGGGTAGCCAGCGAATCTTCTACAGACCTAAAAGTCCCATTGCTTTAGTAAAGAAGCCTTCTACTTCTTTGGACTTGGTTCTAGGTGGAACCTTGCGGTCTTTTAGAACTTCTTCTGCTACAGATTGGTACGCAGCAATTTGTTTGTTTGCGCTAGGGGACATGTACATGTGTCTCTGCCTGACTTCTGCGTCTTTTTCTTTCATTTCTTTTGGTATTGAGGGCTTTACTTTTCTAGCTTGAAGTCTGTTTGCGTAATCTTGAGCATCAAACAAGGATTCTTCACGAGATAGTTCAGGCAATGCTGTCTTATACTTCTTGCTTATGTGACGCATTGCATGATGGCGTAACTCGTGCAGCAGTGTTATAGTTGCATCGTACCTGCCGTAGTTTACGTTTTCACCAGCAAAGTAATGAACTCCAGCTACTTTTCTATTTTGTTTAGTTACGCCCTGTTTTTCGGCAAAACCTTCAAACGCTCTAGATATACGTTTGGGATCTCTTCGTTCACCTTTTGGTGTATAAACACCTGCGACTCCAACTGATACTTTTCTATTGCTAGGAAGCACAACAGCTTTAATATCCAAGTCACCCTTTTCATACAGGTTCCAACCCAATCTAGCTAAAGGGTCTGTCTGTATGAATTCTTCCATGTCGGCTCGTAGTTCTACATCACCTAAAGCCGCTTGGTCTACTTTCTTCGGCTTAGACTTTGGGAGAACCATGTCACCCTTTGCGTACTTTTTTCTATCGATGAAGCCACCCCCTGCGGCCTTTTGCCGACGGGCAATTTCTTTCTTTCCACGATTGTTAATCTTGTTCAGCCTGTCGTAGCCAATGATCTTTGCAATGTGGGGTGGAATGATAACCTCGCCCTTTGATACGGCGATTTGTACTTCTTGACTAACGCCTGACTGTCCTGTGTCCCCTACCTTTTTGTAGGCATTCCGAACCATCTTTTCAATGTCGTCCCGCCCTGCAAAGTCGGCTGCAGCGGCGTTGATTACAAAGCTGCCTTCCTGTACGTCGCGGGGCTGGTCGTCTGCTACGCTAACCTTGTCAGGCTGGGTCTGATTGCCGCCGACGAACTCTGGACGCTCTGCAAAGCCAGCTTCGCCACCAGCTTGGTAACCGACGCGACCACCAGAAGCCCATGCACGACCCCCCGTGCTGTCGGTATCAGAAGGGCCGCTAGAGGTTCCACTACTGTCGCCACTACTTTTTCCAGTATCGCTTGGATCGCCTCGTGTATCTTGCCCTGCACCAGAGCCACTGCTGCTGCTACTATCAGACTTATTATCCTCCTTGCCCCTGTCTCTATTTGCCTGATCCGCATCCGCGTCTTCCATACGGTTTGAGCCTATATCTAGTCCACCTTCTTTATTTCTTGTACCTCTATTATCGTCAAACCTACCTGAATCAATATTGCTGTAATCTTCTCTGCCAGTTGCTGCATCTCTATAAGTTTGTTGTGACTTCTTTGCTGATGCAAGATCCCTGACTAAATCTTGATAGGTCTTTGATCCGGGAGTTACGTGCGTTCCTTTAGTAAATGACCAGCTAGTCTTTACTTGATTTCTAAGGCCCATGATTTCTGCTTTAGTAATTGCAGAAGCCCCCGTCAAACCAAAGTTTTGATTTACTGCGTCTGTGTACGCTTGAGTTTGTTTAGCAATAGTACCTGTAGATGTATTACCCGCCAAGTCCATCCACGAACCCGTTTCGGTAAATCCGCCCTTACTTCCAACAAGACCTTCATAGCTAACTACATCTTCTGTTCCTGTAACATCCTCTATCATCTTACCAGCCGAATCGAATTTTTCAATTTGCAAAGTACCGCGAACAAAACCGCGTTGCATGGCTTCTTGATATGCAGTTAGTTCTTGAGAGTTGCCTACGAGAGTGCCACGATACATTTTGCTCCCCGGATCACGAAAAGACATCAGGCCCCCGACTTCCATAAAAGCACCACCACCCATAGCCTTTATCTGTGCAGCAGTCCGCTGTGCTTGAGCCATGTTTAATGCACCGCCTATATTAGCAGCAATACTTATTCCCGCACCCATTGGCCCCATAGGCATTGAAGCTGCAGGGGGTATTCCCATTGCACTGGTTGCTCCTGTCGGGCTAGTAAGAGTTGGAGCTTTACCCAAAGCCTCTATGGGGCTTGATACACTTGAAAGGGCTTGTCCTTGAATTGCACTTAGGTTGTCTACAAAGTTACTAAAAAAGTCACCTACCAAATCCGCTTTTTGTTTTGGAGTTTGTCCTTTAGTACCGCCTCTATATGGGCCTTCAACTACACCCTTTTTTTCATCGTAGCTAAACGATTGTGGATTCAACTCTGATGCGCTGTATAGTTTAGTAGTATCTAAACCAGAGGTTAACTGTCTTGAAATTTCACTGTCAATTTGTTGCTTGTCATTTCCATCCCCACCAATCGGCTTGAAGATATTTGGCCCTGTATCTTCTTTTACTTCTTCCTCTGATTTATCTTCGTCCATCACGGTACTTTGAATACCCGTACCTAAAGTCTGTGTGTAGAAATCGACACCGCCAGTTAGATACTGTTGTTCACTAATACTTTCTGGGTTGAAAAAAGACGTGTAGTTTGTGCCACCCGACATATCAAGAGTCGGTTGTGCGCCTATATCTAATCTTGGTAAACCGATGGTTGGGTCAGTTGCCATTCTTAATCACCTTTTCGTGGTCATCCTTCAATCTCAGGAGCGTTTCCAGTAAAGCCAGCTTCCCCTGCACTTGGCGCAGTTCCGACTCCGATTGTGCCATTACCACTCCCCGAACCATCAGTTCCCTCAACTCCCCCAGATACTCCACCAGCAGGGGCCATTCCTTGCTGTTGACCACCGGGGCCAGCTTCGCTGCTTGCTGCTTGTTGAGCATTTTGCATCATTCCTTGTAACATCTGAGCGTAAATTTGGGCTTCGTTCTGGTCGTTGACTAGGCTATCTGGATCGATGTCCTGTGAGATTGCCAATTCTTTCATTAGGTTTGGTATCTTAATAAACGGTGCCAGCATTGGGTTGGCAACAGTTTGAAGAAGGGCTGTGAGGCGTTGGCTGCGTACTTCCTTTTGCATAACAGCCGCTACACCGCGTGGCTTGATTTCCAAGTCGCCTTCAATGTCTTCCGCCTTGTCGTTAAATTGCATGTTCCACTGAAAGTATGCTTCCCCGATAGGCTTCAAAAGGTAGTCGTCGATGTTTTTGATTACGGTCTTCATCGATAGACCTGCAGAACCCATCAACATAGATAGTCCTGATGCTGTACGTCCAGTTCCGGTTACACCAGTCTGTCCGTGCATAATTGACGGGATACCCGTTTCTTCATCCGCAAGCTGTCGGCTGATCTGATACATTTGAATGTTTTCAGGTGCCGTGTTCGGAAACTTTAGGCCGTTGATAGCTGTGCCCGATACTCCCGACTGACGACGGAAAATCTTGCCGGGAAAAATATCCATATTCTGTCCGGGGACCAAGCTTGCCTCATCCACGTCAAACACTAGGTTACCAGCAAGGGCTAGGTTGTCGATTGCCATTCGAACGTGACCATTCATCAGCATCTGAGCATCTTCCATGTTCTCAGCGACACCGACACCCCACAACTGGTAGGGATTGATTTCGAATGGGAACGACTGAAATGGGATACGGGCTGGTGTGAAGGGATTCAAGACACAGCGAAGAATCTTTGTGCCGCATACCCACACGTTAACCTGTACCTGATCAAACTCGTTTAGGTCTTCTGCGCCTTCCATACCCGCTTCGTAGGCCATATACGAGTCTAGGGTGCCCCAATATTCTAAGACTTCGAAACGATTTTCTTGATAGTACGGCTCAGTTTCGTCTTCACGAATTGTATCTTCGTAATACTTGTCCTCGTAGTTTGGTCCTTTTGCAAGAGCCTCTTCGATAGCAAGACCATCGAAATGAGGACGCATAATCAAACTTCGAAGCTGTTGACGATTCATCCGGTGACGTTGAATTACGTATTCGCAATCGTCTAGGGATGTACCTGCCGGATCAGGGAAGAAATCCCATATAGAAACCGACTCGATACGGGGAACCACCTTCTCGTATGGCTCGTACGTACGATTACCGTCTTCGTCTTTTACCCACTTGTGGATTCGTTTATAAAAATTAAACGGTCCCTTGATAACGCCTGTACCTAACAAAGCAGATTCGAAGATTGCTTTACGGAATACATTGATGGCGTTGGTATCAAGAAGCTGGTCGTGGATGCACTTCTCCATCCGCCGCGCCTGTTCTTTTGCAGGTTCGACTTGCGGCTCACCAACTTTGGCTTTTCCGGGGACTAGAGCTTCACCGAACTGTTCACCATACGCACCCATACTAGGTGCTGTGGCTTCACGTGCCCCGGGTGGTAACTCCCGTCCGTCACCTTCGTATCCGTATGGATCTTGCTGTTGCTGATCCAATGGAGTCGCCATGTGAGCAAATTCAACGATACCTTCTGGCATCGGTGTAGACTCTACAACAAGCGGAAACTTCTTATTGGTAAATAAGATATCTACAATCTGTCCGTATGCAGCAAGAACTTTCGTTTTGGTAATCTTGATGAATACCTTCGAACGTTCTGTTTCACGATACTTGGTTGTAGAATCGTAGATGCCTCTGAAGTTTTTGTACGCCTGTAGCCAACGCTGTTCGTAGGAGTAGCGTCCGTTTTCTGCGTCTTCAAAACGAGAACGAACGTAACCTGCTAGACCCGGCATATCCCCTTCGGGATCAATTACGGGTACTGCAGCCTCATCGTCAGGTTGGAGATAATCGTCGGACATGTCGGTTCCTTAGTAGTCGCGTTCTTCTGCCATCTTCATTACTGAAGGATCAACAGCGGTTTTGGTCATCTTCTTAGGCATGTCTTCGGTGAGTACACCTTGCTTTGCCTTAGTGTCGAATTCCAAACCTTCGCGGTACAGCTTGTTTACGCCTTTTTGGTCGTCTACAGATTCCTTGTCAGAGCCTATAATGTAAGCTTCACCCATGTTGAGGTTCATGGTTCTCTCCTATTAGTTAGGGTTCATGGTTATGAAGTTGTCGTCTTCAACTTCAGGGGCAGGAATAAAATCCTGTCTTGCTTCAGGTTTTAATTGCATGCCTGAATCTTGTATAGCGATTGCTTCCATTCTGTCTTCTGGTCGCAGGGTGGCATCTCCCAACTCTGTGGGTGCCAGTGCCATTGGTACGGCTGCAGCAGGGCTAGCAGCGGCTCCTAAAGCTCGTGCCCCTACTTCTAAGCCTACATCTACGGCAGCTTGTGCTGGGTCACTTAAAACAGAGTAGACGCCCAGTCCAGATAGTGCTCCTACTGAAAGCTTTGACCAGTCAATCTTAAACCCAGCTTTTGACATAGCGTCTTTTGTTTCTGGAGATAAGTCTGCAAGACTCGTCGGTTCTGGTGCTTCAACAGGTTTTACTGGCTCTGGCATAGCGACTGCTGATGCTGGCTGGTCAAACATTCCGGGAATACCGTAGCTTGTCCCACGAATGGTTTGGGTTTCTGGATCGAAACGCTGGCTTACATCCGTACCCTCGACTTGATCGAACCAGTTACCAACGGACTGTGCGGCATCGCGTTCTGCAGGATAAAATGTTCCACGTGGACGGGGGAGATATCCTGATTTAGCAGTCTTTGATCTAGTCTCTGCACCCGACTTTAGACTACGACCTTGTAGGAAATCCATCATAGGGTCGGGCATCTGTGTTTCGTATGCTGCTATATTTGCCCACACGTTACGAATTAGGGCTGATCCGAACTTACCCTTTTTATCTTCTCCTGAATATGTAGGATCATCAGGTACAAGAGTGTTAAATTCTTTGTTTGTAATATTATCTTTTATAATAGGTGTAGATGTTTTAATTCTAGAAAGAACGTTAGTCATATCCGTCGTATTTACTTGACGATACTTTCCACCTTTTCCTTTAACCACAAATATAGGTGCGGCCTTACCGTCTTTAATTTTGCTTTCGATAAAAGCACGTACACCGACATCTTCTTGGTTTGCGGCTAATCTTTGCTGTAGACGGGCGTGAGCTTGTTCGTTTAAAGGAACGTCTTGCGGAATAGCTTGCCCACGAGCACCACCGACTTTTTGTGCGCCAGTTCGTTTATCAATATCTGGGGTAGACTTTGTTTGAGGGGTAATTTCAATAGTGCCACGATCTACCTTGTACTCTGCGCCTGTTAGACCAGCAATAGCACCCGGACGATAACCAGTCTGTAGGTTTACGTAAATTGCATCTGCAATAACAGCGTCATCTCCGCCAGCTTGACGAATAGCATCTAACTGCTGCATAAATTCAGACCAGCCCTGCTTGTTCTGTACAATAATTGCAATCTCAGTTTGTTTAGGCGCAGATATTCGTTCGCCAAAAATATTGAATGTTTGTGGGTCGTCAGCTTCTAGGCCGGGAAGCAGGTTCAATGCAGCAGAGTTAGGGTCTGCATTAAATATTTGTCTGTTTACATCTTTAGAGATTAGGCGAAGATCATCTTGAAGAGAGTTGGCTGCACCTTGACTTTTTGTTCCCTCTAACATCTTATCGATGGGGCGAACACCGCTTTCGTCAGGTGTGAATGCTTGAACAAGAGGCATATTTCCGTATTGTTTTAAGGCTCCCTTTTCACTGAACCGTGCAATCTTACCCGCACCACGAGCATTGTAAGCGTCGGCTGCTTCACGTAGGGTGATCTGTGTTGGGTCTTTTTTCTCAGCCATTAGTAACCGAATACTTCATCTTGAACCTTGTAGACGTGGTTCTTGATTGCGCCTAGTTGTTTGTGTATAGATGCGTAGCCGCTCATGCGTGTCAT